GAGGTTGCCGCCACCAAAATTAGTATTTCCACCAGAATAACTAATATTGGTCACACCCATTGAACGCAATGTGTTACCTTGAAAATATGGTATATATCCCGCTTCGGAAGCTGATTCTGCAATAACTTGACTACGACTCACACTTCCTGTTATTGAACCGATAATATTAGTTGCATATATTAAATCAGCTGTTATTGTTGAGAACTCAGACGCCCCACCAACAGTCAAAGTGTTTGCAGTAATGTTACCCGCTTTAATGGTCAAATCTTCCAATGTAGCATTAACATATCTGTTTTTATTGACAAATATTATCTGTTGTTCTGGACTAAAACTTGTTCGAGTGTATGCTTGTGTTAACACAATGTCTCGTGCAAATGATGATGTTGGAAGATAACTTGTTGAAAACGATGTTGTTGGAAACTTTACATCATATTCAATCCATACATCACTTATGGAACTTGTAAAATATTTAGAAAAATTTATTGGTGCGGTATCTGGGTACGTTGAATCCAATGCAACACTTTGAGATGCTAGTGTTTGATTACTTATACCAGTTCCAACCTTCATAGAAGCCGTAATTTCCGGAAGATATGTTTCGGCCAATTCTACATTAATAAATGGTACAAACCTCAAATTTTCTTCGTGTGAAAATGTAAATGAAAGCGCGACCGTTGCATCTGCGGAAACGTTAAATGTACTTGATGTTACTATACCTCTAAATGGCACGTTTCCATGACCACTATTATCATGTGCAAATCTTAAATAATTAGACCCAGATGACGCTGCAAACCCACCTTGATATGCAGGTATCCAAGTATTTCCTGCATCTGTAGAATAAAACGAACGCGAATAATATGTATTTGATTCTGCAAGTAAATCCACATAAGAATCGGCGTCAAACGATTTTGATTGAGCGTACATAGTCACACGCGGATTTAATGATGTGTCCAACAACACAATTGATGCAGTATTTCCTGATATAAACTGTAACTGATTGTTAGTACTATGAAATGATTGACTTTCTATAACAAATCCACCAATACTGCCAACACTTGCGGTAACACTACCACTGATGAATGCGTTTGAAAAATATGCTCTACCATCACCAAGTATTGCCCAACCAGGGTCGCCTGGATTTGTCCAACCTGGGGTTTTAATAACAGACAAATCTGTTATACTTACTGCATCATATGATGCTGAAATTTCAATTCGTTGGGTATCTGAACCCGTTCCTACACTAAAATTATCTTTGAAATGGCCATCAGTTGCATAAATACTTCCTGTTACTTCTAATCGCCCCAAATCAGTTCTAAATCGAAGTCCTTTATATCCAAACGGAGATGCGGAAACCATTTCGAGACCGACGCCACTGTATGCATCACCACTGTTTGGAAGCACGGAACCAGACCACAACATAAATCCCGGATGATTTCCTAGTGATGCACTCTTATATCCTTTATAACCAAGTGACCGTATAAATGTTCCGGTTGCACCCTTTCCACCACCTGTTAATTCAACACCGGTGTTCAATGCACCGCCTACATACATTGAACCAGATATTAAGTTTCTATCACCGAAAAGATACTTACTACTGCCTGTGAAGTTCAATCCAACAGGAACTTCTGTCCATATTTTTGCTTCCACGTTTTCCGGGTCAAAATATTTCACCCTAAACGAAAGTTGGTCTTGTTCTTGTTCTTCTTGTAATGGAACTACAATTGAATAGAAATCTGGATTAAATCCACTTTCTCTCTTGTATACCCACTTTATATTTGATAATGTAAATTGACCACCGCGAATAACAAATAAAATACTACCACTACCAATTTGGTCGGCCTGAAACGGTAATTTAATATTACCATAGTTTCTTGCACGAGTTCCAGGGTCTACTCCATAAACGGTTGAATATAATAATTTACCAAACCGATTTACACTCTCTCCTGAATATTTGTATTTATTGGCCGCATCGTATACAACAGGATGAATGGTGTTATCTAATTGCAATTGTGGTAATGGTGTTGGAGCCGCTTGAGATTTTGCATATAATGTCGGCGAACCAAATCTATTAGGGTCTCCTAACGGCACCATTTCTGGTTCTGGATTATACGATGGAACAAACGCCGTTCCTGATGCATACACATCAATTTGACCAACGTTTTGATGGCTAATCAAATCAAACGATATTTCTAATTCGGCACTTGCATCAAAAATATATGTTTTGTTTGGATAGAAAAATTCATAGATACTTCCACCGGCACTTTGACTACTTTCTACCCTAATGCCTTCTAGCAAGTACGTACTTGATGCAACAATAGATGGCGCGGTTGTGGATGTTTGTGTATTCAAATCATATGCACTTTTTATCCAGTTGTCTGTAAACACGCTTTGGGAAAAGAACGACCCAATATCATAATAATTTGGGTTTTCATCTTGTAGTTTAAGTAATTGAAAGTCTTCTAAATTAGCATCCGCTAATAATCTCCAATCACCAACTGAACCAGAACTTTTTGAAAAGACTTGAATACTTCGAACATCACCGGAAAATGTTCTTAGATTACTAACATCAACCTTTGCATACGACTTAAAATTTTCACTCAATGAGTATGAAACTGGAGAATTGTATTGCAATGTAAAATTACTTACACCAAAAGAATCAACAATAAAATATTGACCATATGTTTTGATTTTATTGACAAATAATTGTTCATCATCTATAATCGCAGATGCCGTATATTCATATGCAACCCTGGCGGTATCTGAATTTATAACGTCTGTTATATATGTTGTGAATGGACTTCGAGCAACCTTGCCATCTGGAATTGGTGGTAATTCACTTGGTATGATGCTAATATGTCCACCTGCCATCTCTCGTATGAAATTAAAACCAACTGATTTAATAATAGGATATGCTTGATTTGCATACGATACTTTTGCAGTGGGGCTCACATCGGTTGAAAGTGTTGTTACTTTTGGCGTTTCATATGTTTGTTTCAAATATGGTTTTACAATTTCTGTTACAGAAACGATTGGGTTTCTATAAAACGCTATTGTTGATGTGTTCGGAACATTTCTGTCAATGTATATTCGTTTTTTCCATCGAATATTATAAATGTTCTTCCATTCTGGCGGTACGTCCATTGCTTCCCCAACTATTATCAAATTTGCATAACCAACGGCCGTCGATGGATATATTACAATAGAAGCATATCGACCTGTAGAACCGGGCTCTTGATATCCTTCTGAAAACCAACTTGAATAATCATCTTTTGGAAATTCAATATAAACAGGTACACCACTAGAATCAACCAATTGTATTTTTACTTCCGATGATATTTTAAGACGATTTGGTGGTGGGTTTAATGTAAACGCAGTTTTACCAACAGGCACAATGTCTGGCAATTTCTCTATTTTAAAGAAATCCGACGTTGGTGTTGTGTCCTCAATAAACACGTCTATATTTTCTAATCCGTAACTTATTCCTTTCTGTTCTACCAAAAATTTTCTCCAAAGCCCACTATCCAGTGTGGGTCACATATAAATAGTCAGAAATTTAGGTTTGCGCTTACAATTTATTCTAATTAATTGTAATACTTATTTTTAGAAGAATTTGGAGAAATTTCATGGTAAACAAATCGTACAAAACCGTTCAAATACCACTTGATGATTTTAACATTCTCAGGGAATATTGTGAATTTTATAATTTGAAAATTGGCAAATATCTAGGTGGGCTTATACAAAAAAATTGTTCACTTGTGAAGAAACCAAGTCAAGGCAAGGTGTTACTTGTAGATGTAAAGGAATAGTACAAAAAAAAAAACATAGACACGGTGACTATGTGTGTGTCTATGTTTCTTTAAAAACTGAACTGAAATAATTACGCGTTTACAACTGAAAATCCTTCTGAATCTTTTTTAACTTCAACAATCGAATCTACAACGTCTTTTAACGTATCCAAATGCGTTATAATCAAAATAAAGTCAAAACGTGATTTTAAATAATCAAATAACAAATAAACAGAATTGATGTTATCGGAATCCAACACACCAAACCCCTCATCTATACACAGGAAATTCGGCCTGGGCAAACTCGATACACTTAACAACGCTGTACGAATTGCAACGTTTGAAATGAACCGTTCCATACCACTTGTCAAATCTAGTGGCCACATGTTAGTTTCATCATATGCAATGAATACATTAACATTTTTCCCATCTAATTGCCAAACCAAACTGAAATCTACAATCTGACTTAAAATATTATTCACTTCCATTTCTATCTCTGGAATCACTTTTGATATCAAATCATATGCTATACCATCTCGTTTAACCGATGATAGATAGTAGTCATATGCAGAGTATTGTTCTTCTAATTCTTTTGCATATTCCATCGTTTCAATTATAGTTTTTCTGTTAGATACATTTAATTCGATTTCAACATGAATGTCTTGTATTTTTTTACCAAGAGATTCTATTTCATATTCTAATTCTACATATTCTTCTTGTTTGGTTTTCAATTTAGTTTCTATTACATCATTCTTTTCCAAGATGCTTTGCATCTCGTGATGTCTTTTTATTTTATCCTCAGTAGACGCAAGTGACGATTTTAATGAATTGATATTACTTTGTTTTGCAGAAGTAGCTGCATTGATTTGAAGTTGGTTTCGTTCAACGTTAACCTTTTCCGATACCAACGATTTCAGTGTATTATTCAACGTTCTAAAATCTACAAGTGTATTTATCTGTTCTCTACATGTTTTCATTTTAGACACCACTTCTGTTACTATAACTCTGTCGTGGTGTAAATCTTCTTGTGTTCGTATGGCATCTTTAACAAACACATTGTTCATGCAATATTTACAGTTCGGGTCATACTCATGCGATTTTAATTTTTCTAGTTTTTCTAACTTGTGTCCAATATCTATTTTCAAATTTCCAACTTGATTTTGCATATATTCTAATTCATGTTCTAACCTACATAACTCGTCAAATTGGGTTTCTATTTCGGCGGAGTCCATTTTCGATAAAGAATTTGTCAACGTTAAATATGTTTTTTTATTTTCTGACGTTCGTTCTTGTAATTCAGAAAGTTCCCTTTCAACATTAACTATTTCCAATGTCAACGATTGTTTATCCCGTTCAAGTTTATCAATATCAACTATGGATTTATCAACCGCAGTCATTTGTTTTGCTAACGAAACGATTATTGTGTTGAGTTTGTCTCGTTTTTGAGTTAATGTTTTTTTATCTGCAACCAACGAACGGTGTGTTTTTTTATCGTTCTTTAACTCGGTTTCTAATTGTGCCAATTGTTCTGTAAAATCTTGCTTCTTGAACTGTTTCAACAACGCGTCCACTTCGCTAATTTCTTTTGACGCCAATTGATATAATTCTTCCAATATATTCAAACCAAGAAATCTACTCAATAAATCTTTCCTATCACTCTGTCCCTTATCAATGAATCCACCACTTGTGCCTTGCACACTTAATGCAGTAAGTGTGAAATCTTCATAACTCCCAATATGTGAACGAATCATATCATCAGTACTTCTTCGTTCTTCACCATTCAATGAATGTGGTTCATTAGACTCGTCTTGCGTCCAAAAGTTTACGTCTACTTTTGTTTGTTCAGTGTATTTTCGTTTTGATGCGGTTCTTTCTATAAAGAAGGGCGCATCATTAATTTGAAACTCCGCTTTACAAACAAACCCATCCTTTTTATTGTTTACAATCTCTGATGCTTTAAATGCTCGAGCCGATTTGTCAAACAAACAGAATGACAATGCATCTAATATTGCACTTTTTCCTGTTGCGTTTGGTGCGAAAATACCAACAGTGCCTTTCATGTCAGAAAAATCAATGTAATTACCTTCACCGTATGAAAACATATTTTCAAATTCAAATCGTTTCAATTCCCACATTATGTTTGGCAACATTTCTTGTTGTGGTAATTTACTATTAAGGTCTGCATTGATTCGTTTTATTCTCTCAATAAGAGAATCTTCCAACACCTCTGTCTTATTCAAATGTTCCACTATCAAACTATTTTGATAATTCACATCTCGAATATCACCAATAAGTGCGTTCGACCCACTGTGGAGAAGGCCGGAATGATTACCAACCCGATTCAATGTCACTTCTTGCACATCAGACATTTTTCGAATGTCTGCAACAATTCGTTTAATGTCAGCCATATCTGTGTTCTCAGTAAACACACGGAGTCGGGCCTTTTTTGGAAATGTAGCCGATGATAACTGTTCTACTAATTTTCCATCTTTAATCGTTGCAGTGAAATATCCAAAATCATTTGGCACTGAAATAAATGTTGGTTTCCGAGTTTCAACATTCCAAGTCAAGAAACCTTTGTTAAGAGATTCGCCATGGTTCTGCTGGATGAGCGAGCCGCAATACCAAACTTCTGGTTTCTTTTTCGATGATGAATATTTTTGTAACTGTTGACACTGATGAATGTCGCCTAACAAAACCATATCAAACCCATCAAAAAAGTCTACACCAATGTCACCATTTGTAAACACAAACCCTGTATCAGTCCTTGAGTAGTTTACCGTTCCGTGATATAACGCAATTTTAATATTGGTATCTGGTATTTGGTCGGCTTTAATATATTCAGTCTGTTCATCAAAAATACCCATAACAGAAACATCTATATCACCAACAGTATAATGTCCACTGTTCTTAATATAATGCAAGTCGTTGTTTGCTATTAAATCTGTTAGTGGTTGTAAGGAATCGAGCCTACTTCTATTATTTAAGTTGGCGTCATGATTGCCTGGAATAACAATTGTGGTAGTAATTTGAGAGAGTTGTTTTAGAAAATTCGCAGTAACGGTGACGAGTTCTGGACTCAATTCCGTCTTTGTGTGTACGATGTCTCCTGTTACAAAAATGACAGAATCTTCTTTGTCGGCCTCTAGAATAGAAAACAATCGCTCGAATACTTCCTTATATTCGGCATGTCTCTTGATTAATCGAACTTGTATATCGGAAATGTGATGTAACTTTTTTACAGTTTTATACTTCGTTTTTATCGTTTTAATCATATCACCTCAAACTATACTTTACTAGGTCGGCAAATGTTAATTTTGGCGTATCATAAATCAATCGTTCCATATTCTCGAATCCAAGTTTCGATGGGTCTTTATCGGTCAAATCTACAATGTAAACGTTTCGTCCATCGTTTATAAACTTTTTTGCATATTTTACCGAATTTTGCATTGCGTCTGCATCTAATGCCAAATAGATATCTCTTACATTACGATTCACTATTTTGAGTTTCAATGAATCAGGTATAGTCTTGCCAAATACAGGTATCGCATTTCGTTTTATTGCAAGTGCATCAAAAACACCTTCTACAATAATTATTGGATAATTCCAATTAACAAAAAGTTCAAATCCGATAATGTTTTTATCCCACGAAGGCATTTTATATCGCATATATTCATCTTCTACAAACGAACGTGCAATAAAAAAATTCAATCGTCCAGTTTCACCATACGATGGCACAATCACTCTATTTTTATACTCACCATATTCTGCATATCCGATATTATATCTTCGAATATCGTCTATTGTAACACCACGTTTTTTCAAATAAAACATCGCTTGTCTGTAATACGGTGAGTTATTTTCTTCTATCAAAGATATGTATTCATCAGGAAGAAATAATGTTTTTTGTCGTTGCGATTTTGTATCAAATGTTATTGGTCGGCGATTTCCTAATATTTCTGAAAGTTTTGCATATTGTTCAACTGTTGCACTTACCTTTTTGAACAACGAATACAACGAATTGCCTGCCATATCATTTGTAGTTTCGCAAGTCCAACAATGGTATTTTCCTGTTATCAAATTGATTTGAAGTTTTCGTTTTCGATGATTGCAGGCAGGACAGAAAAATGCAACTTCATGTTGTTTCGGATATTCCTTATAACTACCAAGAAGTTCTTCCAACAACGACAATAATTTGTGTTTGTAACTTATCATACGCCTTCTATATTTATTTTCTTTATCAATTCAAAAAACACTTCTTTCAATAAATATGTGTCGTCTAAAGCGTCATGATATCGTTTTCTAACATATTCCACATGAAGTTTTTCCTTCATATAATCCAATGACACTCGTGACCAACTATTTTTCAATTTAAAGAGAAAGGCCAATGATGCCGTATCAAACCAATATTTCGGCTGGTCTTTTGGTTCTATGTTTCCATACTTCCACATGAAGTTCATTAAAAAGGTTCTATCAAGACTTGAATTGTGACAAACAATTGCAGAGTATTTTGTTGTTAAAAATTTCAATAATAGGGGTGCAACAATTGTAGGGTCTACAGGACATTTTCCTTCATTCAACCACTTTCCATGATAATATCCATTGACCGCTACCGCTTCTGTATCTAATTTCAATCCCTTTGGCGCTTCTATATAATAATTCATAGATGATTCGATATCACCTGTGTATACATCACACATCAATGCGGCTACTTGAATCACTTCATCGGTTGCAACATTTATTCCTGTCATTTCTACATCTAAAAAAATCAACTTGTCTATTGCACTCATATAACCCACCTTTCTGTTCACCATCTTTTATAGAATTTATTACTGTTAATATATCTCTCGTATTATTTACTTCAAATCGAACCAATCTATATCCATTTAACTTAGCAATCAATTCTTTTTCTTTGTCTATTTCAACTTGTTTTGGAAATGTGTGCCAATATTTCCCATCTACTTCAATTAATATATCATCAGTTTTTCCATCAAATAAGCGACCCCCAACTTCACACTCACGATGAATATTACAATTCCACAACTTTTCTAATTCATTAAGAAATAGCGTTGCTGATTTTGATGGTTTGAATCCAATCCCCAATGTCATGTTTTTTAAAGTTCTAACTTTCGCTCGAACTCTTTCGTCCTCACTTTTCCATCTCAATTGTGCGGCCAATTTCAGTTTTTCCCGTTCACCAGGTTTCTTAAATCTTTCGTGTTGGGACAATGACATTTTATTTTTACTTTCAATTGATGGGTGTTTTCCATATAAATAATGATTCTTACCACACAACGATTTCCGAATTTTTTCCTTTACATCATCAGACAGATGTTTCCCCCATAGTGGGTGATTTTTACCCATTTTAGCATTTGATAATTTTTTCTTATGAGATTTGGACAATTTCCTTCCAATCAAAGATTTCGATATATTTTTTTTATGAGATTCGGACAATGATTTACCTTCCCAAAATCCAATTCGACCTTGTAGTGCATTTGATATCCGATTACCATGTAATTTGGTTCTTTTATAGTGTCCGCTTGGCATTATTAATCACTAGTTGTTTTATTTTTTCCAATTCCACGACTATTTTTTGAGCATCATCCATTCCAAAAGTAACATTGTTATTTGGATAAATTAATCCTAAAAAATCATGGAATTTTAACAATACATATTCTTCACTATTATTTTTCTTAAAAATCAATAATGGTATTCGTTCATCACTCGAATTTGATTCCGCTTGGTCAATCGCATTTTGTAATGTCGCACCAATCAACTTCTCAACATTTTTACATTCTATATCAAATACGATAAGATTTTTTGCAGACGGACTTAATACAGTATCAACTCCCGATGTTCCCATGATTGCAGGCTTGATATCGTCTTTTTCTAAAATACCTTCAAACAATTCTCGAAATTTCAAAACAACCAAATTTTGTAACAGTCTACCTTTCGATTTTCTTGAACTTGTTAGCATTAGACCTCTCCAGAGCATATCTTTGGCCTTTGAGTGTTACCCATAAGATTTCTCTATATAGTTTGACATGTAATATAACAAATTATTTTGACAAAATCAAGGTTATTCGTCAAATCGAACTGCAAATATCAACGGAAGGTCTGCGTATTTCTTAACGGGTTTAGTCAATTTACCAATAGCAACCAATTGTAGGTTATCGTTGTATAATCCAATGGTTGTGACGTATGGATTCCATAATGAGGATGTAACAAAGTTGGCATACAATTTACTATCTTCTTTTCCAACATATGTACTTGGATTTAGTGTCATATTAAATTCGGATGATTTTGCCGACACCAAGACTTCGTGTTCTCGAATTGTAATCGTACTTCTATACGTCATAGTAAACGCATCTAACATTAAATTAGCATAACTACCACTCAAATTTGTAAACACCAAAATACCATGTGAATAAAACACATTTCCAACAATATTCGTATTTGATGGTCTTGTGTATAAAGAAGAAATTTGCGATTGTGTTAAACTACCATTGTATATTCTCAATTCATCTATTGAGCCAGAATATGCATACATAGTACCAAGACTTGATGATTGAACACCTTGCCCACCAAGATATAAATCAGATTTATTGTGAATTTGTCCTAATACCGATAATGACCCAGTATTTATTCGAAGTGCGTCTACATATAGTTCAAATTGTGAACCCGTTTTCTGATACACGAGATGGTGGTATAAACCATCGTTAAACGATGATGTTGTTGTGATTATTACCCTACTGCTACCGTCATGTGTTGACGCTTCTATTCTTCCTTTATTTGTAGTATCGGCTTGGTTATATGTTCTGATTGCAAATGGGTATCCACCCGTCCCATTCCATTTTTCTATAATACTGTTTTTACTTCCATGAGAAACACTTTGAGATGTTGGAATATTAACCCACAACGAAACCGCATAATTTTCATAGTTCCTAAAATTGAAACTTGGGTGGTTTTGAACTACCGCAAAACTACTACTGATTCCACTAAAGCGGATATCTCCGTTAAATACACCGGATGAAAAATACGTTTTATATGCGTTACAGAACTGTGTTGTTCGAACAGAATTTTTTAATGCGAACACTTGTGCCGTATTTGATGAAACAACAAAGGCATCATCGAAATTCCAATATCCAACTAAATTACCAGATGGTACAAGATTGGTCACATTTGTATCGTACAGATTTCCGTTGTAATCATCCTGAATAGAAATAGAACCTGTTGATGTGTCTGTTATTGATATTGACCCTGGTTTTATACGCTCACCAAAATACTCTCTACCAATAGAAACAACGGACGCTCGATTATAAAGGTTCTTTTGTTCTCCGTCTAATCTACCGTATGAGGCCAATGGAAAATCTGAAGAATAGTAAAAGGCACGATGAATAGTATCAAATAAAGTTCGTTTGTTAAACCCACTTGCATTCGTTCCAACGTTTGTATCAAGAGACCTAGAAACAAATATGATTTCATTTACAGACGATGAATATTGTGTGATATCACTATTTGTAAACGTCCATTGCTTGTATGATTTGAACGGAAAGATGTTATATGAATCTATACTCTTAAAGATTGTACTAGACATGAATTTGTTCCATAATAAAAAGGATTCCTTACATTCTTAAGCTCGCGTGGCTTACAAATACTAATGTAAAGAATCCTGTTTGAATGTAAGATACAAAAATTTTAATAGTCGAGCTTAATCCGGATTAAATTTTCCCGGTTGAACGTCTTTTTCAGTGGTTGACTCATTTTCGCAACCGCAAGAAGTTCCATATTATCATTATACAACCCAACCGTTGTTGCATACACCGTTGGGTTTTTGTACATGGATTGATGATAGAAATCACCTAGTGTTCCCGTTACAAATGTTGGATTATTACTGAAATTAAACTGTTGGTTTTTTACTCTTACAAAATAATGTGTGGACGCAACCTCTTCTTCATTTCGTGCGATAAATCCACTTCCAGCAGACATTGCACCACTAATTGCCGTTAAAAACTTATCGTGGTTTGCATTATTAGTATTACTTGCAGAAACATTGGCTGCAACTGACGCGGATACGTTTATTTTATCTGGGTCAAAAATCAAAATACCAACATCTGGATATGCAAGTCCAAACACTTCTGGATTTGCGGCCAATCCGCTGGCGATAGTTCCACTAACAATATTATATACTCTGCCTGAATTGCCAATTGTATCGGTTGTTACTACAGAACTATTATCAATTAATTTGTAAATATTTGCATTAGAACCACGAATCCGTAATTCCCAATTACCCGGGTCTAGTTTTTGTTTAATTCTTGCTCTATTAAAATTCATAACAAGAATATGTGATTTGTTTTTATCATCAATTGTAAAATAATCATCATCTGGTGTTAATAGAACATTTTTATATTGAGAATAAACAGCTCGTGTTGGGTATTGTTCATTTAAAACCAACGACCCACTACCCGCTTTATTACCATATGCAATTGCAAATTGCACTTCTGGTGTAGTAGTTAACGATGAGGTTGCGACATTATACGCATTAATGTAATATTGACCCGTACTAGATGTTTGAACGGACGATGTAAATAATGAGGAAAGAGTTCCCGCTCCACCAGACCACAACCCAGCAGAAATGTTTTGTCTATCTGAAACTATATCGTCCAACGAATCGAACCTAGTAAACGTTTGTCCATTAATTGTTGCCATATACTAACTCCAAATTATGTAGAAGACCTAACCGTTGTTGGTGATGCATTCACTGTCAATGAAATTGTTACAGAACCACCACTTTCATTTCCGATGATTGTAAGTTTTGTATCGGTTGTCGCAGTAATAGATTTTGCGGTAACTCTAAATCTTTTTCCGACCACAAATACACTTCTTGCTAAATCAGAATCGGATAAGAATATGCTTGTTGTACCTACAATTGGTTGTTCTTGTGTATCGTTATTTTGTCGCGTGTTACCATCGTTACCATCGTCACCATCACCTTCAAATATCGGGTCAACCCACCCTCCACCCGGGCGTGATGCCACAGTTGGTGGACGAGGCGGGCGTGCCGCTGATTGTACAACTTCAAGTCTTGCTACATCAGAATTATGAAGAATGGCTGTATATCCAAGTGTGGCATTCAATGCGATTCCTGCCGTCTGACTATACACGGTTGATGGTGTTATTTCTTTCGAATCCCCAGATGAAAGTAAGGTAATCAAAGTTACACCAGCATTTATTACCGGAATCCGTACCGCATCTTTTGGCAATGATACCAATTTATACCTCATAACTTGCGTTTCATCAGGAATGGCTTCGAGAATAGGCATTGTTTCTATTGCATATCCATAATATGAAGAGCCACTTGGATGGTTTTCGTTCCAAAGTGTATAATCAATTTCATCGTCTGCAAGTGCAAACTGTGTTATATTGAAAAACTGTTGGCCTTTTGACAATAACTCTCTACCTTTCTTCGTCAAAATAGCATCAACGTTTAATGTTGTACCGTCCAAAACTCCCATAGGATTATCTCCGAATTTTATGTAAATACATAACTTATTATACGATGATGAAATGTATCACATATAAATATAGTATAAGTTCAAATTTATTCAACCTTTAGTCGTGGTTTTTCTTCGGAAGCATCAACAACTACTAACTTATTTCCAACCGAAATGAACACTTCTACAGGTGGTTTTTTATCTGTTGTCGTGTCAGACGTTTGTAAACAACCATTAAAGAACAAATTACGTCTTCCTGTTGTATAATCATCATGAAAAATATTATGACTACCACTATATCCAACCACTGCACCACTCGAATTTAAAACAGGTGTAAATGACCCACTATCAAACCAATAATCATCTACAGGGTATACCAATGTTCCAGTCACTTCCCATGAGAAACTACTACTTTTGGCCGTTGTTATTTGGTTACTAATACTACTCGAATAATATATTGTTGGTATAGAATACACACTAGTATCAGGTAAAACGTGTAATGATTCCGTTGCATCCACAGTTAAACTATTCGCCATGATATCTAATACGGTATAATCCTCAAATATCGCGTCTATATCATTAGACTCGGCGGATTCCGATATTTGAGTGTGCAAATCAAGACTAGCAGAATTTGTGAAGTATCCACTATCAAATGGTTTTCGTATGAAAAACGTTTTTGAACGTTCCAATACATTTGGTTCAATTAAAAACCCTGTATGCAATGCGGCTCGAGCAGGCACCATTTTTCTAATCTGGTCAAATAACGATTTATCAAAATATGACAGTACGTTCATATAAGTAAAAATGTTTGGCACCGTACTATATTTGTTTACATACACATTTCTGGCCGTTATCAAATCAGGATAACTACTCCCATACCACGTTGTCGGACTTCCTATAAATTCATCAATGTTAAAATCTGGATATGTCCTAATGATATCTTCGTTCACAACATCTTGTGGTGACAAATACACCCCCAATTTGGATAAATCTATTGGTGCGGTATCTAACGCACTTCGTGTTACTCGTTTCTCATGTGACAATGCATCAAACGCATATGTAGAATTATCAACTCGAATTTTATTAGATTGCCATCTTCTACTACCAACATTTGGTGAATTGAATATATTTCGTTCCGTTTGATAATCAAACAATGATGCAGATGTTGCCCCCGACCAAAACCCGTTTGTAATAACGGCTTTATTAGGATTTGTATCTAGTATGAGATTTGAAAATCCACCACTCGAATACAACGATGTTTGGTCAAATTTCCATCGTAACAACAAATCATAATATGATGATGTATAATAATTACCATTATATGCGGTTGGTGCTAATACATGATTATCAAACACAGATTCGTTTAATGAATTTCTCCACGCTCGAAATTCTTGTATAGAACCAGAATACATATTTCCACCAATCAAGTTTGAACCAACTACCAATTGAGACCCACTATTCCAAATTCCAATCAAACTTTGAGAATTAGCATTTGAACTCGATAAAAACAAATTTGTACTAACTTCGTGTGTAATCTTATCAAAATCCACCTGTTTTGCAAACAAATAATATGTATGGTCTTCTGCAACACTATTATTTGCAGGTGTTCGTTTGAGTAAAACAGACCAATAACCATTGTTGAATATTGGAATTTCTGATGTAGAAACCGTCCTTGATATGGTACCACTTGTCACGGTAAATGATAAAACGCCTCCCACCACATCATATAATGAAGATGAACCGGATATTGCTACGGTTAAATAGTTACTTGTACCTGAGTCATTTCCAATTTGGAATAATGTTGATGTTTGTACCGTTGGTGTTTTGAATCTCAATTCTATTGAATCTGGCCTATTCGCACCACCAAAACCACTCCAGGATGAAGAAACTTTTGCTGTTCCATCAAAACCTAATTTATATGAAAATACATCTTGAATCTGTTTGGTGGTATCAGTAGAAAATTCTGGTTCCGGGCCGCCATATTCTTTTATTTTGAGAATGGTTGACGGTATTCCGTAACACGTTATGAGTGCCCGAATACCACGTTCCGTTCCTTTAGATTTTAACAAATATGGAAGATTGTTCAACAAGCGTTTCCAAATTTCTTTTGTTGCATCTTCATATGACATATTGTACGTATTCGTTCCAAAACTTCCAGTTTCGTCCATACCAAATGCATATCGCCACAACGAAGTTACATCATTACTGTTTGTCAAATCTAATCCGAATGTTTTCAACGTAGACCAAATTACATCTTTTGGTGTACCTTCATTCAATTTGTGTTGTAAATCATATTTTTGGTTGAAGTTCTTTATGTACAACCATAGATTATCAAAATGTTGGCCTATCATTTCCAAAAACAATAAATACGATGCGTTATTTTCATCCTCTACAATGTGAAGTGGTACTGTATTTGTTAGTATATATGGATTGCTTCTATCAAAGTCTTGTGCATTAACGATTTCATTATTATACCACGTTTCACCGGCTGCGGAATCTGTTTTAACCTGACCATTTATTGTGTATGGTACAGACGCTCCCGACACTTTTAGCCACGTAGATTGTGTCACTTCACCAAATCCTAACGAACTAGAATATGTTGACCCACTCTCAAAATATAACCACTGTTCATAACCATCAAAACCATTAATCACCCGTTTTTGCAAATTCTGAAAATATCCTATACTAGCAGTTACTTGTCCGGCATCAACCGCGACCGATGATGTTAATGATGATATAGAAGAACTATATGTTTCTAGCAACCCTAGTTTATATTTGAAATTCTTTACTCGTTCTTCCGCAGAACCAAAAAACACAAAATTTGAAAAATTAGAATAATCAACATTGACGGTGGTTTCCCATTTACTCGAACTCAAATAGTGCCCAATCAAATCTTTTGATGTTTGTGCATTTGTGGTCAATAAATCATTCCACGATTTATATGATGTTTCTGATTCAACACGTTTGTTCACAACCACATTTGTATTTGGTGCGCCTAAAACTCGTATTGGCGATTCTACAGAAACGTTTGAGACCAGTGTTATTGTTGTACCGATTGAGTTTGCTAATTCCACCATCGGCACTACAGTCATTTTTTCAATAATATTGTCAGATAGTGGTTTGTATGTTTTAAATATTATTGCATTACCACTTACTACCTGATTGATGCACAACGCAATTTGGTTTTTACCAAAATTTAAAACCAATCTACTGTATGGGTATGTTTGTTTAACGTTTGCTATTAATTCGGAAAAATCTGATTGGGACATTGCAAATGTATAATTTTGATTTGCACCAATTCTAATTTCTGTTCTTGACGTTGAAATTTGTTGAACATACCACGTTCCACTTTGTGATATCAGTGGTTTTAAAAATGTAAAAATTATATTATAATCCCCAGATGGAAACCCTTCGTTTACAAGTGTGTCTTGCAAATCAATAGAAAATGTTCGTTTACCATCTACGGTATTAAATTCTACATTCGGCACATTATACACAGAACCAATATATTGATTTGTTGTTGTATATACATGCATCTCCACCAACACATCTGGCATGTCACCAAATCTAAAATACTGTTCGCCGGATACTACACCACCACTAGATATTTTGATATCTAACGGGTCATATCTACTTATATATTCTATGTTATTATGATATTCTATCATCAAAAACTCTTTTTAAATTAAGGTATCGTTACATCTACCATAACAGTTTCTTTTACGCTATTAGCATCCACCACGTGAAAAACATAACGACCATTTACAACGTTTGGCAATAAACCAATTGTTATTTGTTTAGTATAAGTATTATCAGGAACAGAAACCACGATGTTCGTATCCGTGTTTGGAAATGGATATTCAACACTAAATGGTGGCGTTCCACCAATAAAATTTACAACAGAAGTTTGCTGAACATCATTGAATTGTATTAACGAGTTTTCTAATTGAAACCCGACATGTCTACCAATAGTTAGCGCCGTATATGTATTTTTTAACAACAACGATTCTCTCTGTAATACAGATTCTTGAATTTTTAATAGTTGCAATTCACTAGTTAATGTTTCTACATCAGATTTTAATGAAATCAACGTATCAAATATTGCAAGCAATTCATTGTTAATAGGATTTACATATGACAAACTAGAACTAGCAATATATGAATGACTGTCCGTTTCTTGTTTTTGTAATACCAAAATATCTTGTAAAATAGAATCTTCGGGATTTTTTATTGCCGAAAAATTATTACTTGGGGTTTCGTTAATATCATACCCATTTGATATTAAACTATCCATGTTTACAAAAATCTGACCGCTTCCGTTTTTAATGAAAAAATCTTTTAACTCATCATAAGAAAAAAACAAAGAACTTTGTGTAAATGTAGCGGTGGGTGATACCAACTCTGAAAAAGACTCGTTGTTATATTTCAAAAAATCAAACGAATCTATAGAATCTAGTTTAAGTGTATAATCTTTTTTAGACATTATGCAATCTCAATTCCACTTGCGATTATATTACTCGGTGTTATTTATTCTTTTGTTGCGTTTATCACTAAAAGTTCTGTAGCAAGTGGGGCATCTTGTTCTTCTATTGTAACATAATGCAACCCCGGTACGGGCAAGGGGTATCCTGGGTCTCTATCATTTTGTATCCGAACAAGCACAATATGCGTTGCAGAGTCGCCATATGTACGTTTAAACTCATCTAAAACGGCGGGCTCTGGTTGATTTATTTCGAAAGAAAATGGAAATAATACTGCGCCACCACGACTTTTACTATAAACACCAGATGGTGATATAGAATTTTGATATTTAATAATTGGACGTTTTGCATTATACAATATTACAGTTGAAACTCTCTTTGTCCAATTGACTAATGGTGTTGATGCATCTTTTTCGTTAACGTTCAATTCAACTATATTTGAAACTATTTGATATCCAAAATCAGACCCCCTGGTTCTACCAACATTTTCAATTATGACTTGTAAATCGGCATTTGTTTGTTTCAATCTAGTTATATTTTGTTCCGTTTCATTAACTTGTGTCTGTAAACTATGAGATGTATGAAACACATTGCCCATAACAACATATGACGCTAAAATACTTTCATCCAAATTTTTCAACTGGCTAATGGAGTATGTAAACAATTCAGAATGTGTCTTTTGTGTTGGATTTAACCAATTGTTAGCAAACGACAAACGTTGTTCATTTAAAACAACATTTAAACCAGCGTCATTTGGTGTATTTGTTGCAGTAAGGCGTTGAACTTCTTCTATTACAGATTTATAAGAAAATAATAAATTCCCAGTTCCACCCGGAATGGTGTTCTTTATAGAATCATATACTGAAAAAAATTCTGAAACCGACATTTCATCTGCAGATTCCACCAATTCTGAAATTTCGGTATCCAACTTTAATTGATTTTTATCTATAACAGAGTCCGTTATTGGTGCTACAAATTTCTTTACCATGATATTTTACTCAGTAACTTTAAATAATTCGTTTGAGTTGAAATATTGAACTAGCAACCCCCTCACCACCTTGAGTTCGAATTTGTATAACCGATTTTCGTTCAACAACCCAAAATTGAAATTAAAATAATTACCACTTGAATCACAACTGATTTTAGTATAGTTATTGTCATATGGTATTATATATTCTCCGGTATACGCATCTTTGACAGCATAATATGATTGGGATGGTAAATAGTTAAATGACAAATATTGTGACCCAGTTACTGAAAACGTTTTTTGTGGGTATCTATCGCGCCCAACTACAACAACCTTTTCTATAGAATTTATATTATACGTTGGTCTAATTGATTTAATGTATATAGAAGAATCGTTCGCATTAAGTGTTCCGGATGGATTTAGTCCCGTATATGTAGAATCGTTCCACTGAACTATTAGTTTTGGTTTGTAAACTGTGTTGGTGTCGGCCGAAAAGAATTTCAACGTACCATATTCTGTTGTATCAGTCTCTTGAGAACCTAAATATTTAAGTATGAAACCCTCATTCACTATCGTATTATTCAACCACTGTTCGACAATAGAAGAAACATCAATGTTAATATCGGCACTTTGATATGCGTAACTTTGCGTAACTGTTTGTCCAGCATTGGCAAACCACGTTCCACCATATAATGACGAAGAACCTGGAAACCAGTAATCACCAACTTGTTCGCTCGTTTTATAATCCCAACTTACACCATCCGTTGAAATTGGTGTATTGAAAAATTTACCCCTACCCATTGACCAACTTTGGCTTACTGGGTTTACTTGTAATGTATAATTAAGTTGCAGATTTTCTGGAGATGTTGCATACATTTTTAACAAAAATCTCCTACTTCCAGATACGCTAGACCCTGTATAAAGTGTGGATAAATCAAATTTTACGAGCGTTCTTGCTAATGTTGGTGATGAACCCGAGCTTTCTATCGTTTTTGAGATTTCTAAAATCTCGTCCAACCCAGCATTCATACTTGATGATGCAAGATATATACTGGCGTCTTTTTGTGGTTTAATCAAATATTGCATATAGATTCTCTAATTAGTATGTTACTACCTTTCCACGAATATCTGAATCTGGAAAACGAATTTCAAATACAGACGGGTCCAGAGGTGGATACACAACACCGTTAATTGTTGCCTGTTCAGTAGAATATAGATTTCCAGAATATCCTTGACTTGTTTCCCATCTACAATAAATCGAGGGGTCTCCGATAACAGATTGTACTCCTTCCACAGATACGATTGCGTTTACCAAATCACTTAAAATTATTGGTTGGTTGATTTCCCACTTCTCTATTGAGAAGAAATTTTTTACTTTATCTATAGTTCGAAGAAGGACTTCATTTTTATTATACTTTGGTATGGTCACGATTTTATAATCAACACCAATATTAATTATGAATGCATCTAAAATATTAATAGCATCTGTTAACATACGATACTGATTAAGATATGTTTTCAAATTTTGTTTTGTTGCTACATTCAATTGTGTTAACTTTCCGGTCACATCATATCCCAACACATATAGATTAAGTGCTAGTGGATTTGGAATTGTAGTTGATGTTTTTGAATCTATTTGAGTATCTTGAAGAATGTGTACTTTTGCAACACTTCCAAATTTTGGATGCATAGATAGTGTTCGGACAATATAATCGTCACGTGTTACCGCTCTATTTTGAGATGCATATTGCATCATTGAATTCATTTTAATTTCATCTACTGTATCCGCTCCCCTTCCACCTGTTGCTGGAATTGGGTTGTTACATGCGATTGAATTTCTCACTTGAGACACCAACGCAGAATCCAAACCACTTTCATCTAAATCCACCACAATTTCCACCAATTTTGTTAAATCACCTTGTGAAACATTTGATTCTATACCACCACCACTGTAATACGAAACTGTCAATGTTGTATTATTTGGAATTTGTCCATAGGTTTTTGTGAACAAAAAATTTGTAGGGTTTATGGTTTGGCTAAAATTAACATTTCCATCGGGCAACGTAGAACTTAGTAACTGTGTATTTGGTGTTATTTCTTCGTCAGCCGAATCAGAAATTCCTGAACCAAATCGTAATTCCATTTTCCCATCTGGTCTAACTCGTGTTTCGAATCGTCTTGGAACTTTTAACAATTTTAGTAAATATGGTGTGTCTTGAAAATACATAGCATATGTTGGGTCATATACTAATGTATTTTGTACTGATTGTAATATTGTATCTTGTGCTAAAAATGGTAATTCGTACCACGTATTACCATCACCATCTATCGCAGATAGAATTTCTGTTACCTCTGTATCTGACAGTAATATTTTTGCAAATCTTTCTGGTTCTCCAAAACTAAATGTCTCACTTTTTAACTGTCCTGCTACTACCTTTACTCGTTTTTTTAATAGATAATAATCTGGAGAACCTGCATTCAAACTATACACAGTTATTGTAGTTTGTTCATTTGAACTGTCTGTATTAGATACAAACGATGATGATATTCTAAAATCACAATCTTCTGTTGTTCTAAAAAACACATTTGAGTTGGTATCCGAACTAACTACCGCGCCTTGACGTATATTCGTTGCATATCTCCAATCGGGTGCGTTTCCACTTCCACCTACACCATTTGATGGTATAAGTTGAAACACGTCAATATCCGTTGATGCTGGAACGATTAACTTTGGTTTATACCCCAATAAATAGGAAAAATTCAATACCGTTTCTAACTCATTTGAATATAAAAACAAACTTTCTTTGAATTGTTTATCTGTATAATACGATAATACATCACCAATGTAAGCGGCCATTTCAATGAACATCATTCCTGGGCTGGCCTCGTTGAAGTCCCGGTAATTGTTGGGGAAATACACCTTCGTAAAATTTATTAATGCCTCTCGTAATGAGAAAAAATCCTTATTGATATACCGAACTTCTTTTTTGTCTGCCATCCAATTACTCCGATTTCAATCTAATAAAATCACAACCAAGAAAATTTTCTATCTCAATTTGCCTTTCCACATCCTTTTGTTTGAGTAAACCATTCTCATTGAAATGGCGTTTTTCATCTATCTCAATGACTGTGTTTTTTTCTTTGTCATAACCATCAACAAAATATCCTAAGTCTTTAATGTGAAACTCACCACCATTTTCTGCATGTTGGAAATTGTATCCGTGTTTCTTTCCATATTCATCTATGATTTTACATGCGTTTGAATTATATGCTGGAATTAATTGATTTCCATCGAATCGGCATCTTTCTATTCGCTGTATAGCGGAAATTCTCATTTTTTGTTTGGCTTGAAAATTTCTTTTTTGACCTATGTTTGATGCTCTAAGTTTTCTTTTTGTTTCCTCTGAATGGTGTTTTCCTACCATAGAACCCACCCTGCCATTATCATATTGATTTTTGATAGAAACAGAGCATCGTTTTGAAATTTCTTGTTTTGTTTCGTCTGAATGATGTTTCCCTAACATTGGCCGGGCTGGAACAATTTCTCCAGTTTTATACTTTGTACATAATGTTCTAGATATTTTTAACTTAACAGAATTTGGTACAATATATCCCTTTCTTGCATTACTAATCGCAACTTTATGTTTAACTGATAGATGATTTCCTTTAACCAAACTATGGTCTGACATTTTTTTCTTAGCCTCAAGAGAATGCTGTTTACCATACATTGGGTGGTTTTCTTTATTTTTAAGTCTTTGTTTTACAGAAATTCCAATTTTTCTTTTATGTTCGTCTGTTCTTTCATACACACCACTAGGCATTATAAATCTCCAGTGCTAACACTGATGTACAAAATGTCTTGAATCGTTGGGTCGTTTTTCAATGAAAAGGTTATGTCAATATTTACTATAGATTCGTTCCTATCAAACGATACATTTAACTCGTTTATTGCTATGTACGATAACCACAATTGAACAGCATCTTCAATGAGATTACTAACTGTTTCTTTTAACACATCTTCATCCGAAACCGGGTCGAATAATATTTTGTATAAATCTGTACCAAGCGTTGGGTGCATTATTCTTTCGCCTGGTACGGTGAGTAATAAATTTTTCAAATTGGACTTTGCTTGGTCTATCGTTGTGTATGTTTGTCCAAAATACGTTCCCATAACATCGTTGGAAATTGGTAATGTCAATCCAATTGCACTCGACTTAATGGATGCACTTGTAGGAAAGTTTCTATTTTTAAATGGAACGTTTGTCAATGGTGCGGCCATGTATTACCCTCTTTTTCCACTCGACTTTTCATCAACCTTTTTCAGAAACTTGGAATAGTTTTTAGTTAATGCATTTTGAACGTGGTCTGGTAAGGCATTTGGATTCACAACCATTGGGTTTCCGGCAACATCTTTAGTTGGCATCATTGACGTAACCGATTTTACTTGCCTGTCGGGCATTCTTCCACTAAACCCACGTGCATTTGTGCTATCAAATCGAAGCTCGTTCCAGTCTGTATTTTCGTTTAGTTGTTTCACAACATCCGCTTGATTCACGATTCCACCAGTCGAACTAGGCAATGCAACCTTTCCGGTTCTAATATCATATGCAGTTTCATTTAACAATTTATTTAGTGTTTGATTTTTAACAAATGAAATTTCTTGTGGTTGTTCAGATTTTTCAGAGGTTTTTTTACTTATTTTTCGATTTGCCAATTCATCCAATCGAATACCATGTCTACTACCAACCAAGTCTTGACCTGTGGAATCGTGAACAACATGAGATTCGGCCTCTATTAGTAATTTACTAACTTCCGACTTGACAACTTCTTTAAGAAACTGTTTCAATTCTTTGTTTTTTGACAATTCTTCTTTTATGATATCACGAACGAGTTGTGAAAATTCACTTTTTTTCATACGTATTCTCTATGTAAAATTAAACATATAGTATAAATATCACATGTTCTAAATTATTCCAACAAATGGAGTTGGTACAACAACTGCATTTGCGGTAACACCCGTTGTTAACCCTTGCAATGTCAACAAGTGAACTCTAAATAGTGTCGAAAGTTTTGATGCAAATTCTCTTGAATTATTCGAATTTTCAATTATAATCGCAGGTGGGACTCCTGGAAATGTTATATAGTTGGAAATCGTTCTAACTGCACCTGGATTTGGAATTGCAGTGGATAGTGTTGCGCCAGTCCAATACGAAATTACCGCACTTGCAAATGCACTTCTTAAAATAGTTTTTGTATGTTTTCCTGTAAAATCTAACTTTGCCATTCTAAATCCATTTGCTAATATCCGTTTCATTTCAGTTGCATTGGTGGTCAAAATAGTATTACCAACCAGTGAATCTTTTGCACCGAATTTGATGCTCGAATCATAACCATTTGTAATAGCATCAGCTAAATCTTTCTCATTTCGAGCGAACTTTCCATCTATGAAATTCGTAATATTTTGTTGAAATGAAGTCCAATTAACCGCCATTGTTACACCGTATAGTTTTGTTTAGATAACAATCCATCAATTTTATTGTTTAATGTAGATAACTTGTTCTTTATTGAATTGTATGCAGTAACATTTGTTGGTGTATCACCAACAGGTGACGATGGGCCAGTCCCAGTTAGAACCGTTGTTTTGTTGATTGTATCAATCAAGTCCTTCACCACACTTATCATTTCGCCCAACCACTCTTTTGTTTTCTTTCCTAGTATTAGATTTTCTTCGGCGTCTAATCCCAAATACACATTTGGACTGTTGATTATTGTTTCTTTTCTCGAATCAATGTTCACAGTTGCGTTTGTTGATAATGAAATTGGGCCATGTGCAGAAAGTAGAATTTCTTTTTGTTTTGAATTTAAAATAACTCTATCTGATGCTATGATTATTTGTTTGCCATCCATGATAGATGGATACGAACCTTTGAACGAATTGGTATTATTACTTGACAATTTTATTGGTATTATTTGGTCACTCGTTAAATAAATAGAAGACCCATCTCTATTGATATCTTCAACGATTGGCATGAAATTCTTTGTTATAGACTCTGGTTGGCCATTCCTAATGATTAGAATCGGCGAACCAATCTTTTTTCCTACACTCCACGACTTTGTAAATTCTGGTCTTAATTGTACAGAATCGTCCACCGTTCCACCAAATCTAATTGACTGTCCAAATCTACCTTCATAAATAATATCGCCCTCAAGTGGAATTAACGACCCTATCTTTTTGTTTCCAACGAAATACTTTCCTGGTTTTTTTGTTAATGGTGCAGTTGAGTTTGGATTCGGATTTCCTAAAGCGGTTTCTGAATAATCTTCACCCGTTGGATTGTCTTGCGCTTCTGCAACTGGGTCAAAAACCACATTATTGTTTACAAAATTGAAAAAGTTTAATCTATCTGTATAGTAAAATCTATTTGAATAAATTGCACAAATAACTACCTCACCTTTGAGTGGATATCGTTTTTCATTTCCACGCATGGGTGCTGCTATCGGTAACATATTATCTGGTGTTCTTGCATAACTATAAATTGGTCTGAGTCGTATATTCCCCAATTTTGTTGAATCCGTATTTTCTAAATCCACATCTACAACTATGGCCGGTTCTAGTTCATAAAATTCTACAGCCGGAGAATATCCATCTCTCCCTATAGAATCGGTTGATGTTGCAGGTCGTAATTCTTGCCTTCTACTCGTTCCACCAGCTTTATTTTTATCTATCTTATACGCCATATTCTTCGTCTTCTATATCATCTGATTCTGTCTTTGCACTAACCAACTCTTTGGTTTCTGTTTCAGATTGTTTCAATTGTTTCCGATTGTTCTGTGTCTCGTCGCCTATCAACTTTATTTCTTTATCAACTTCTAACAACAATCGTGTTTTTTCTTCCTCTGATAGTATGCCTCCAGCACCACCACTCGATTCCGCCAATTTATCTGTTGCATACAATCGTTGAACTATAGCGGCCAAACGAACCAAATGAGAATCATTTTTTACGCCCACATCTAAATAGTCCCGGATTAGCGGTACGATAACTGCCGCATCCCCTGCATTTTTAATCAGTGGTTTCAACATATCAATTAATATCGCAACCTTACTTTGAATATCTCTCTGGTTCGAATAAATGTCTTTGAAAACGCCACTAAGGTCTTTATTTTTGAAAACTTCGTAATTATTAGAGGCCATGTCCACCACTCCTTTAATTCAATAAACTCACAATTAAGATGTTTTATAATTTCATTTTTTCGTTGTTTATCTTTCCTATCATGATGTAGGTACATAACAGTTCTTATATAAATATCAAAATTCGCAAAAATAGAAATAAAAAGGGATAGACAAAACTTCTGCCTATCCCTTAGATTGTAACCCATTATGTAACTTACGTGTTAATTCACATTGTTTTCAATGTATTTTCTTCCACGTGCGGTGAGATTGTATTCACCATAGCGATTTCGCTTCAGAATACCATTCGCTGCAAGTCTTCGCACAAAACGACCAACCGTATTGTCGAACCCGGTTGTGTATCGCTTTTTGCCCATTGAGAAACGAAGGTCAAATTGTGTAAATCCACCTGCCGTAGCCAATGAGTCAATTGTTTGAAGCACGTTATTTCGAGTTCTCGTATTCATCATACGTAACCTCCTGTTGTTATTTGTTATTTGTTGTTTAGGTCTCTAGTTTAGAGAAATTTTCTTTTCCAAATGAATCAATCCATCATTGTCTGTTAGATTTACTATTTCGAATCCACTTCGTAGCAGTGATTTCAAACTTGGTATATTTTTCTTATCACACGCCGAATATATTACAGTTCCAGTAATTAGAATGTTATTGATTGCAAAGTTTCTAATCAAATATGAAAATCCACACCTACGAAATTTGGGATGAATGAATGTTGTTGTTTCGGGGTGTTCGTATGGTCGTTTAATAAAACAATACCCCACCAACCTTGGCCCCCACGAATCATTGTAAAAAATACCACACCCGGGCCATTTTTGTACAAAATAATTCTTAACATGCTCAAACGTATCAGAATCGTTTTCGTTTTTAATATAATCTGCAACAACACCTGCAACAAACGACAAAACCATTTGCACATCATTCTTTAAATCAAAGAGTCGAAATGAATATGACACATTACCGTGTATTATTAGATTCGTCATTTTGTTCCTCATATCGCAATATCAAAGTTCAATTTTCCAGAATGCACATAGTTTTTAAGTTCTATTTGGTCATACGTCCAATCAAAAATGGATGTGAAATTTGGAATTTCAACTGTTGGTAGACCGTGTAATTCTCTATTTATTACTTGTTCGGTGGCATTTTCCATGTGATTTTCATAAATGTGTGTATCAAACAAAAATCCAATCAAATTACCTTCCTTTAGTCCACACTCTAATGCAAGTAACTTCAATAACAGTCCATATGACGCAATATTGTATGGGAGTCCAAGCATCGTATCTATGGAACGCTGATACCATGCCAGTGAGAGTTTTCCATTAGACACACCAACATTCCACAGTAAATGACATGGTGGAAGTGCCGATATATCAAGTTCTGTAGGATTCCATGCAGTAACAACCATTCGTCTATCGTTTGGATTCTTTTTTAATGTTTCTATTACGGTCTTTAATTGGTCTACGCTAGCAACAATTCCTCTAAAATCTCTCCACTGAGCGCCGTAAATTCTACCCAAATCATTTGCATCATTTGATGTTGGATTTTGCCACGCATCCCAAATATGACACCCACGTTCTTGCAACCAGTGTTTGTCCGATAAACCTTTTATGAAAAATTCCAATTCTATAGCCACATTTTTAAGAGAAACAAACTTTGATGTCAATAATGGAAATCCTTTACCCATATCATGTTTGAACATGGTACCAAATATACCCAACGTTCTTACACCAGTTCTATTGTCTTTCCACTCACCACCATATCGTATTTCATTTACAATTCCTAAATATTGTTCCATAGTTTTATCATAAATTGGCTGTTAGAAAAATTTGTTTTCATAAAAATTCTTTGTGTCAAAGACACCCTCTTCTGAATAATCTTTGATTATATCCACATAATATTTTCGCATCTCGTTGACAACCTTTGTAATCTGTTGCGTTTTACAATCGGTCATTTCTCGTATGTAGATATAGAGTACTTTCTTGTTGAAATTCTCTATACTGTCAATGCGTTTGAACAATTCTATGATGGCGTTTGCGATTTCAACATCTTTTTGTTTTTTGAAAATGTTATTGAGATTGTTTTCCCAATACGAAACCAACATATTTATAAGTTCTTTGTCCTCATGCAATTTTTCATCACTTTTGAGTTCGGCGTGATAATTTCTATTCGCGTCCATAGCATCTACAACATCATGAATCTTATATTTTTTGTAATTGGTATTGTTCGTCAATATCAAGTAATTTTTTGCAACAATACTGAAATAGGAAAATGCCTTTCCCTTCTTTTGATTATATAACGATATTTTCTCTACCATAAACGAAACGACTTCGTGTTTTACATTTTCTAGACCATCATCAAAATATGAAAACTTAAATGTATTGATGATGTTCTCTGCCAATTTATCGAATGATTTTGCAATATATTCGTTGTATATAAGATTGCGTTGAAGTTCACTTTCTGTATTATTGTATCTTACAATAGCGTCTTCTGTTTCTTGTGTAAAATAGTTTTTACTCTTTTTCTTTTTCGGACTTTTTTCCAACTCGTTTTTGAGAGATGGCTTTATTGAGTGATTCAACGTCAATTTTTGTTTTAACTTCTTGTTTTTGTTCTTCGATTTCTTCCTCATTAATTACTCCCATTTCAAAGAGTCTCTGCATGAGTTCCTTGAGTGTTTTGAAAAAATACCCAACTTCATCGTCGGCTTCAAAATGACCAGATGCATCTATGCGTTTCAATTCTTCGTGTGCAAGAAACGTTCGTTGTAGAAATTCTTCTGTCCACTTTTCGAAAAAATCAATTCTACCTATTGCCTTTCGTAAAAAAACAAACAATGTTATTGATATAATTAATGATAAAACGACTGCAATCAACAATATCCAGGTTAACATGTCCATAATTAATCTTCTCCGTGTCCAACCGACTAGTCTTTAAAAACATCATCGAATAAGTTTTTCAAATCCTTTGCACCTGTATTTGTTTCAAAAACTTGTTTCCTTTTTTCATCTCTAACTTGCGGATTTGATTTCGCTTTTTTTGGTGCCGTTTGTGGATTAATTTTGGATATCGCCGATTCCAATGTTGTCTTTTTCCACTCACCATATTCCGTTCTGAAAGCCAACATATCCGCATGATGCAAAATATGTGGGATGTTTGTTTTTAATGCAAACTTTGCATCGTATGATACGTAATACGATTTATTTTTTTCTTCATACAAACCGTCAGTAAGTAAGATTCCCAGATATTCATTTTGAGATATCTTGATACCATAGTGATTTAATAAGAAAAATGTTCTATCCGATACGTTCATATACGGAATATCAGGATTGAAATTATATATTAGCCCCAAATTATTTCTATGCCAATCAGATTCGTTTGGTATATAATAGTCGTGTGTCAAATCTCCAATCTTCCCCAAGTCGTGATTTAGTGCAGAAAATATCAATTCTTCTTCTGTAAAATCGTCAACAACTGCACCAAATGATTTCCATGTATTATACACCATAAGTGATGCCTTTACCACGTTTAACACATGAAGAACATAACCACCCGGAAACGCGTTGTGGAAATGTTCTTTATTACTTGCGGGCGCAAGCATCATTCGTTCAGCAACGTCAGTATATAAACGTTTGAGTTGGTCTTTTCGTTCGCCTATTATATATTTGTCAACAACAAGTAATAGATTTTCAAAATTTTTCGCAAGTTGTTCTGCGGATAGTTCCATAACTAATTCCTTTATAGGAGTATGTAATATAACAAATTATTTTGACAAAATCAAGTAAAATCTACACATCGTATTCTTGTTCGTATGGAATTTCATCCTCACCATCGTCTTCATTCTCATTTTCTATATAATTTCCTAGTCTTTGGATGGTGCCTTCTACCAAATCCCAATCTTTATTATAAAACGCGTCGTTTAGTTGAAAGAATATTTTTTCAAGAACATGAATTGGTAACATAATAAACATCCCTATATGATTTTATCCACAACACCATAATTCAAACAATCTTCTGCTGTTAAAAATGTATCTTCATTTGTAACTCTTTGCCAAAAGGATTTTGGTTTTTTTGTATAAATACCAAGAAGTTCATTTGCTCGGTCTTGTAATTTTTTAATATGTGTCGCATTCAACATTATTGATTGTGTTTTACCTTCTACCGAAGAACTAAATTGATGAAACATTACGGTAGAATTTTTCGTCATTTGACGAACGCCGGTTCCTGATACCAACAAAAACGCCGCAGCTGACATTGCAGGCCCTATACACGTTGTGTTTACTTTGACCGGTAACGTTCTAATAAAATCATGTATTCCAAACATACTATATACATCACCACCAAATGACGATACATTTAGTGTTATTGAATTTTTATTGTTGAATTTCAACAACAAATTCAACCTGCCCATTGTTTCATATAATGAATCAATAGAAATTTCTGAATTTAAATACAATGTGTTTGTTGCTATGTCCAATCCAAACTCTAGTTCTCGAAACAATAAATTGATTGTGTTTATATCAATCCCTCTATCCTTCTTTCGAAACCTTTTTCCGGCGGGTTTTCTGTTCATGAAAAAGTCTCCAATTATTTAATATACTTGATTGCATCTGTTAGTTTTGATACCCTATTTGTTGCAACACAGTCGTGATTATAATTCCTGGTAAAAATAATAAATGAAGATTCTTTTCGTCCAGATTCTACCCACTTTTCATAATTTGATGGTGAATCGTCTATTAGATAGTCAATATTCACCTCATGTTTTTCTTCTGTAAAATGTATTTCTTCAAATTCGATACCATGTAACCCAAGCCACCCCAAAGTTGGTGGTATAGTATCATCCCATTGATGGGATACACATATCAATTTATGACCACATACGTCTGCAAACGTTTTGAGCATGCTAAATCCAAGAATCGCATCATCATATGGTTTTGCGTGGTAATATACTTCGTATACGTGTTTTACCGCAAAAAGATACCGCAAATATTCTATTGGTAAATCTATGTGATTCAATCCCCATGATGTAGATTTTTCCGACAACAATCTATCTGGATAATACGTTTTTACCATATTCAAAAGAGCACCATCCCAGTCTCTAAGAACACCATCTATATCAACACCAATTCGAACTCCCATAACCATACCTATTTTTTGTTATTACCATTCTTCTTATTTGTTTCATCAATATCACCATCAGTTTTTATATTCAAGTTTTTCAACATTTCATCTAAAGATGGTGACTTTGATTTTTTTTGTTTTCCATTGGCTTTGGCTTGAGCTACATCTCTCATATCACTTAACTCTTTCATATCCATTTTCAATAAGATATCGCCAAGTGGTACAGATTCTACTATACCAACCATTGTGCCCGTAATTCGTCTATATATTTTGATATATTCTTCTATCTCAAGAATTTGTACAGGTGGTATTCTACTTAACATTTGAGCCGCAGAAAATCGTTGGGTATTTAATAAAGCATATGCATTAATTAGCAGACCACCACCTATAACATATATTCTATCTCTATCAATTTGGTATTGTTGATTTTCTACAGGGGATTCTTGTTGTGAATTTTGTGCGGTGCTTCCTGATACGTTTGTGTCACTCATGGCATGTCTCCACTATACATTAAGTGTGGTAATCCTTCTATATGAGATGCAGATGTAACTCGAATTAAATTTGCATAGTGATGAAATTCGTCAATATTTGTTGCACCAACATATCCAAATGAAGAATAAATACCTTCGTTTATATCCAATATCAATCGTTTGATTTTCCCTTTATATGGAATCAATTTACTATTACCTTCTACGTTTTTTTCGTTCTCACCACGTTGTCGTTTTGAAGACGCAGATGCTGACCCCTGATATCGTTTGTACAATACTTCATTCGGCCACATTCCAATTCGGTCTATTGGGCCTGGTGTTTCTCTAGTTCCGGCAAGCAGTGAACCCAACATAACAGAATCCGCGCCTGCCGCAAGGGCTTTACAAATATCTCCGATATATCGAACACCACCATCTGCAATAATTGGAATGGAAACTACCGGTGATATTTCTAATAATGCGGATACTTGTGGTACTCCAACACCAGTCCTAATTCGTGTTTCACACAACGAACCATTTCCAATTCCGACACGAATCGCATCTGCGCCCCAATCTTGTAAATCTACAGCACCATTAGCCGTTGCAACATTTCCTGCAATTATATCTACCGTGTTTCCGAACTCCGATTTTAAATCTCTCAGTGCTACTTTGACATATTTATGATGTCCATGTGCAACATCTATCAATAATACGTTTGCACCAACACCAACCAATTTTTTTGCTCGATTCAGATAATCATTAGATACCCCAATAGCACATGCGATTGGTGGATTTCTAAACCAATCTGCATCTGACAAAGATTCATCATAATTTTCATATCTACCCAGTTTTTGTTTAAGTTGAATGACTTGATTACACTGTTCTTCTATATTATTGAATCTGTGTATAATACCAACTCCACCATGTGTCCATAACGCGTATGCCATTTCATATTCTGTTACGGTATCCATCGGTGCTGATATTATCGGTGATAGTATTTCTCTATTTTTTGTAAATTGGGTTTTTGGTGAAATGTGTGCATCTGTTCTGTGTTGAACTTCACTATACGCTGGGACTATGTTAACATCATCGTAAGTCAAATAAATTTTATCTGGCGTTTGTAGCATACATTATTTCCCTAACTGTTTCATCTTTTCTTTATATTTCTTTGCGAGTCGTTTAGTACGGCGTTCATCCTTTTCCCATTTGATTTTTCGTTTTTCCGCTTTAGAAATTTCTGGTTTTTCTTTTATTTCAGTCTGTTTGAGTTTTCCTTTTAACGTTGGATTTTCTATGCCAAATTCAAACACTCTACCATCCTTATGAACATACTGTTTATGTAGATGCCACCCTCGTGGAAATTCGCTCTTTGTCTTTATATCAGCCGATTTCCCTCGCAATAAACGTTCCTCTACACCAACCGCTTTAGTAATACACATCCAACAAATAACAGATGCTGTGTCTACATCAACTTGTACAGAACGTCCACAACCGCGTGAACATTCCAGTGATTTAAACGAATTACCATGTTTAGTTACCACTGTAGATTTGCGTCTTTTTCTTCTCATGATTATCCTTTCATAGAAGTGTTTATAACTATATTATCCGACCGCTTTTGGGATTGTATCTTGTGGAATTGGTGTTGTATCTTCTTCTTGTACAATCGTTGTTGTTTTAATTCGCGGCCCCTCCGTTGCAACCATCACTCGTTTTTCAAAGAATGGTTTTTTAGGTTCTTCGATTACTGGTGGTTGTGATACATCAGTTCGTTTTACAAATGGTAACGACCACTTTTTCTTTCCTTTTGGTTCTGATGTTATTGTTTTACCTTCGTGTTTATAATCTAACCACGCCTTGTTTGTTGCAATAACCAACACGACTGCAAGTGGGTCAAATACACCAATGAACACAAAAATCAAATACTGAACTACTGTTGAAACTCCCGTATCAAAAAACCTTGCAACATACACGATTGGGCCAACATCTGACCCCGTATCTACGATATTGATTTTCAACGTTGAAAGGGTGTCATTGATAATTTCCACTCTTGATTCTATCGAACGCAACTGTTCGTCTTTTTGTTTAATGAGTGGTTGATACTTATCTCTCACTCTATTTCGGTACAATGCATCTAGATATCTTCGCGACGTGTCTGCCGTTACCAATGAATTTAACTCAGATGATAAATCAGTTTGTAATCCCTGACGTTCTAACAGAAGGTTCTGTTTATCCAGTGTTATTCGAGATAATTCGTTTTCATATAAAGAAATTTTAGCAGTTTGTTTTTCCAATTGTAATGTTGATGATTGGAACGCGTTACTCAAGAATCCATAAATACCCATACTTGTAATAACGACTAATACAACAACACCAAATGTTAAGTATGTCTTCATAAGTGCATTAATTCCCCCCCACTGTCTATACAAAAAAGACGCTGTGACAACCTTTGCAATCTCTAGACTACTAGCCATAAGTATAACAGCTGTTGATGCGCCTGCAAACAGTTTTGACAACCCATATACAGAAAAAAAGGCTGCACACACCTCAACGAGTAATGCGGATATACCAAGTATGATTACAAATAACCACCCTTTCTTTCTATCCACATTATTCCCCCACTTCAAGGCCTAACAATTCTTGAGTAGATTCTATCCAACGAATAACGTGTTGTATCGTTGCTAACACCTCTGCCTCTGTCATTGATTTACTTTCTACACCACGTTTAATATTTTCAGCCGCATTAAGTGCCGATTCCAACCTTTCTGATGTTTGTTGTTTGTATTTCATTGTTAACCTCTTTATGTTGTGTATATAGTATATATATTGAGTATAAAACAAAAGGGTAGTTTTGGTTATTGTCTACCCAGTTGTTCGCTGTGCTGATACCAATTTTTACTCGATTTTGATGGTGCGTTCTGTTTCTTCCGCACGTGTTACATTTTTATACGGGACTGTAACCGTAAGTACACCGTTCTTTAACACAGAAGAAATTTTTTCGGAAACATGTACATCTGATAACCTATATGATACTGAAACTTCGTTCTCCAAAAACATTTGTTTGGCGTCACTCTTTCTCTTTGCATAAATTTTGAGAATGTTTTTGACAACGGAAATCTTAATTTCGTCTTTCTCAAACCCAACTAATGGGATTGTCACATACGCATTCTCTTTATCAAATGTAACGTGTTGGCTGTATTTTTTTGGAACACGTATATTAGACGATTGCCCAAAAAATCTATCGGAGTCCCCCCATGACCAAAACAAATCTGACCCAAACAACGTATTGTCAAACACACCACGTTTAATTAAATCCAAATTGTACATAATTGTATCTCCTTAAAAATTTGAAAATGAATTGTTCACGTTATAGATAATGCAAATACCGTACCAATAATATTTTAGAACAATTTGTCACATTTTTTCTGACATTTTTTCGGTTGATTTTTCTTCTGCCTGACTTTCTTTCACACCGTCTGACTTTTTTTCAGAATCAATATCCACCCACTTAGCATCTTGTATTTCTTCAACGATATACGCAAGTGGGTCATTTGGTTTTCGTAATACTAGTCGGCCTTGTAAATGATTTTTCCACGATTCAAATGAAACTTTTGATATAACAACAAATTTCCTGTTTGATGGTTGGTTTAATGTAATGATTTCTGTATCAGGAAGAACCATAACTTACCTTTTTATAGACTTTCTCTTACCACCTTGTCCACGATATTTTTTAATTGTAGTTTTACTCTTTCCCCACTTTGTATGAGTACCAGCACCTTGCCGTGTTTTCTTTTTATGTGGTTTCTTTTTTGGAACTGCCTTTCTTGTGAGTGCCATTATAATCCTTTATTATATTTTGTGGAGTAGTCGGATAACGAGTCCGAGTCCAAACTACCATCAATAAGAAATGCTACATGTGTAGTTTGCATTTTTCACATTTCATTTTTGAAGAATGATTGCAAACGACATTCAGCAAAACATATCACGTTGTTTTTAAAAAAACACACGGAACGTGAAATCCGCGCTGGGTCAATCTACCAACTGCGCTGACCATCTGATTTTTGTAATCCTAAGGCAACTCCCAGAAGACCTACTGCCGAGTCTCGCTCGGGGTCAGACCTCGTAAATGAAAGGTGTTGTATCAGAACCTTAGGCTCAAGTTCACACTATTAAGCGTAAACGAGCTCACTTTCGCTCGCAACTTCCATTGCGGATTTGGATGCACCTACAAAAGCAAGTGCGTCTTCGAAAGTGAAGTCAGAGATTGTCTCTGCATTTATTGTTTTGCCCCGTTTTACAAGTCTGAGCAACTTGACATGCATTTCAAATATCTGGTAACCTGTCGAATCAATTCTACCCCAAATTTTAAAAGGGGGGCACATTTATTACTAGTAGCCACTTGAGTGCCCCCTTAGCGTTCTTAGACGTTCTTTCGGTAATTACCGAAATTTTATTCGTGGTTCAACTAGGAAAGGACTTTATTTAACGTGGATGCCTTTCTACTCCACAATAATAAATATAACCATTTCTACAAAACATTATGGTTCAGAAACTTCTGAATCATCTTCTGTAGCCGTTTTTTCATCCAATTCTTGGAGTTGTTTGTATGCGACCAAAAGCAATTTCATAACAGGTTCAAACGTTTTCATGGACAACGTTAGACCCTTCTTCGTTGGAATCAATTTGTCGGGGTCTTCTCTGTCTCTGAAATTCACTCGCGCGTCAATAAACTTTTTTCCCTTATATTGAGAAACATTGACTACAATTACTTCTGTTTTGTTTTTATCGGCCTTACCAATCTCAATTGGAAATTCTTGTTTTGCCATTGTGTATTCCTTTATATGTTAAACTGTTCAAACTGTCGTTTCAAAATATCTAATGTATTTTTATCTACACTTTGCTTGTGGCGGTATTTTCTAAACACATCATTCATATATTCCATATCAGATTTACTAATTTCACCATGTATCTTGTATGTTAATTGTATTCCATGAACTTTTATAAGAGCGTCTTGAGTTTCCTCTGTGTTATCGGTGGTATGTTGCAACACACTAAGCACAATGTCTATTTTGTGCAATATAGTGGTGTCTGCGTCAACGGTCTTATCTTTTTCATCAACTGCAGGGTCTACACCAATTTGATAACCATATTCGCCCGGTTTATTAAATTCATATTTTAATTTTTCAATCAGAACATCTAACGTTTGATTGTGGGTGTCATTCACCACAACCACCGCGCTTGCATCACCACTCCCACTCGAAAAAATAGAAGACCCCGACATTTCATTTCTTAGTTGTTTAAAAGACGGGCACACTGTTTTTCTCTTTTCTGTATATCGTATTCAACAATTCTAAATCTGATTTAAATATAACACCATCTGTGTAATATTTCGAATATATATCATGAACATGTGTAGATTCTTCGTGGTTATCGCCAATCACGCGCAATACTTGACCCACCTTTTCCAAAATTACATCATCAACATCTTCATGTTTTTCTAGAACTATTGGTGCTGATGCTGATTTGATTAGTGATGAAAATGATACCGACCCCACAAGTAAATACCCTTTATCTAATTTTTCTTGTAACTTTTCTGTCCACTCTACTTGGTCATATACTTTCGTTTGGCCGCGATTACCGAATCTACCCCATCGTGCAGTCCATTTTCTTCCAGTTTTGGTATGAGTCATTTCATAATACTTATTATGACCATCACTTGTACAGTGGAGTATTAGTTTATTATAATCATTGTACGAGTAATTTGATGCGAATGTCATTCTATATCTTTCTTATTGTTCAACAACGCAATTAATTCGTCTGCTTTTTCCTTTGTCAGACCATCCTTAAAATTCGTTTTCACAAAATGTGACATTTGAAAATTTGTAATGCCCATAACATCATCGTCTACAATAGCAAATTGCTCTATAGGTTCTTCATTGGTTCGTAACCACATATCAATTTCTTCACCGCGTTCGTCCGAACTTACATTTGGTGTTACACTAAATACATCTCCGGGCAAACTTCTAGACGCCCACAGCATTCTCATTTCCGCAAGTCCGTTACTACCAGGAACACATTTCCATGACGATGAAACAACAATCCTTGCGCGTGTTTCGTCAATCACACGTTTTAATTGTGCAACGGCATCAGGGTCAAAAATATGACCAAACATATCACGAATTGGCCCGAATTTTGCCCACGCATTTCGTGTAACCAGAACCCCGTCAATATCGAGAAATAACACCTTCATACGTTTCCTTTCAATATATAATATAACAAATTAAAACGAGAAAGTCAATAGGTAAAAACAACAAAAGGCAATGAGATTTCCCATTGCCTTTAGATGAATAATAGGTGAAATAAAATTTGTTGACGAATGACATTCGTATTGCTACGAGTTTTCACAAACTAATGTCTATTTACCGTCACGATGTTCACCGTTTTGCAGTTACTTACCGAACCATTTTTAATCTGAATGGTCAGTCCGAAACAGAACAATCCCGAATGTTTGCATCCGCGAAACCCCACACTAACTACTGTAGTATGAGTCTAATAACAACTCCGCATCGAATTGATACTAGAAACACATTACCAATTATGCGAATTGATAATGTAGAGGTATCTCTATTTTTAGCTCCCCTCCTTGTATCGGAGCCGATAGTATTGATTGATTTATCGTTATACCAGTATGATAATCATCAACTACGACCTCACCTATTATGTCAAAGAACTGTCTACGATAGTCCCAGTGAACGGTGGTGTTTACTGCGGGCTCAGTTACACATATTACATCCACTCCAAATATATGTAAAAGGTAGACATTAGTACCCCCGACAGGATTTGAACCCGTATTTTCAGTTCCGTTACGATTAAATGGTTCGAAGCCATACTCGACTACGGGGGCCATTCATATTACCAAAGTAAAATAAGTTAGGCCTTACTTTACTTCCACTTGACACACGATATCATATTTTTTATTCCACTCCGCAAGCATACCATACGGTGCATCTTTAGTGATAGTAATTTTCGAAATATTTTCTGCAAATGTATTCGTAAAGTCATTGATAAAACCACCATACGTTAATCGTTCTGTATGTCTTCTGTGATTCTTTTTTCTCTGTGTTGACATATGTATCCTTTCTTATTATTGTTGTGGACGTTAATGGAATCGAACCATTGTCCCCGGTGTGTCGAACCGGAATTCTCTGCCGTTAAACTAAACGTCCGATTTAGTACCGCATAGGGGGCTCAAACCCCTAATCTTCTGTGTGAGAGACAGATGTGTTAATCATTTCCACTAATGCGGCATCTCATATATAAATATAAACAATTTTTCTGAAAAAGTCAAGTATTTTGTGAGCACAATAGGAATCGAACCTATACGTCTTTTGAATGTGAATCAAATGTTTTTCCGTTAAACTATGTGCCCGCCTGCAACTTACACTGTTACTGATGATAAGTCTTTGAAAATTCTACCATCATCATAACATGCAATAGATGTTAATTGCAAATTCAAATCTTCCTCACAAAATTCGGAAAATTCTTTGTTTTTCAACTGTAATTTGTATGCAATCAGTTTCAAAGACGATTCGTTCCGAACACCTAAGAAAACAATGGTTTTATTATTCCATTCGTGCGTTGTTTTTGGAAACCTCAAAAAGAACTCCGCAAGAGCGTGTGAACCTTGAACCATTCTATAGACTGCATCCAAATCCTTACGCACTAACACATACATCTTTTTGGGAGTATTCATTTTTGATTTTCTCAACCGTTTCCCAGTCGTAGTCCGTAAGTTTGTTTTGTTCTTTCGTCTTTTGTTCAATCTGTTCGTATAACCGTCCTTTCAAAAGAGAATATGCAATGTGATTCAACCTATATTGTTTTTTTGCCGATATCAATTTGCATTGCAATATACCCGCATACTTCTTTTCTCGTTGCGTTTTCTTTACTTCATCTTTTTGTGTTCTGATTTCCAATGCAGATGTTTTCTGCATCTCTTTAAACTCATGTATTGTTTTCATTATTGTAATCTCCATGTTAACGTTTCTTGTTTAGTGAATTGTTAAAACGAGATTACAAACTAGGTGACCTGTTGTGGGGCTATCTCATGGTATTCTCCATAAAATAATGATAGGAATTGTGAATTAAAATAGACCGCCTAACGGGGGTCGGACCCGCATTCGTGGTTTTAGAGACCATTGTTCTTCACAATTGAACTATAGGCGGATATTACTGTGCGTTTTATCATTGTAGCCCATTCGAGATTCGAACTCGAATCGTAAGTTTAGGAAACTCACATGCTGTCCAATTACACCAATGGGCCATTTTAATATCGTTTAATATAAACATCATCACTAAGTGCATAATACATTATAGATTTTTGGCCATAATGACTTGCAGTGATATCTGCAATTACGTCAATTTGATTTTTTGTGCAATAAATTCTTATAGGAATCGTTCTTTCGATATAAAGTTCATTACCATTTATCCAATTTCCAATCCCCGTTTTCATTATTGTTAATCCACCGGCAAGTTTACGAACTCTTTCATCCCACTCTTTGTGAAATGGAACTTGAATCTTAACACCATCATTTGTAAATGCTGGTACTAAAATTTCCCACAAAATCCCCCGTTCCCACGAATGAATCATATTGTATCTCCACTTAGATTGCTGGTCTATTTGGACTCGAACCAAAATTCATAGCTTCAGAGGCTATTTTCTTTCCAATTAAAAGATAGACCAATGTATTATAACTGAGCGTACACCAACTTCTGTTAACTTATTCTTCAATAAGCATCGAATCATTTCTCTATTGGCCGCTACCTGTCCTCATTGGTCAAGGGAACGTCAACCTCAGACTGTTTGCGTTGCACACCTACTAGTGGTTCTGTCGAATCATAAATGGGGCGACTTAGTTGCAAATCAATGTATGGTGCATAAAAGTAGGCCTTACTTAAATCTTCATGACCGTACACCCTTTTACACAACACCTTTAACGCATAACTATATTTATCTGATAATTCGCCCATTTTAAATTCTCCCACCTTCCCTTAGTGTGGTCGGATGTTCCTCTCATTCCAATCCTTGCGATATTGGAGTAGAGCGATTCGTCCTCTTGTTATAATCCACGTCTTAAATACTTCGTTAGTAATTGTAAATCCTTTCTTAATTGAATCTGATATAAATACCACGCTGGATTCTCATTGTATCTTAATCGTTCATTTTTCCATTTTCTATATCGCATTACCTTAAATCGTTCAAACAAATCCGCAACTTCGTTATGTGTTAGCAAAGTCCCATCGTCAAGATACATTATATTATCTCCTCATCAATTTGATAATGTTTTCGATAAGAAGAAATCGGTATCCAATTACACCACCGTCTTTAGAAAGCGTCTTCTATTCAACATATATCATTTCCTTCTATTGTACCCCTAGTAGGATTCGAACCTACACTATTTTGCTCTTAAGGCAAATGACTCTACCGTTGGTCTATAGGGGCAAATTGTGATAGTAGTCGCTAGGCGTCCACTACCACGTTGTTGCTATAAATATAATGAACGTCAAGATAACTCATTTACATCGGTGAGTTCTGTCTTGTCCAGTTTCGCCTATGAGTTACGTTCATCATATGAACAAATTGAAAGGTGTTCAGGTCGTTC